GCTGCTGCGCCTAGCAATCCGGTTGCAACAGGCGCTAATGTTTTTAATGCTTCTTTATTTTTTTCAGTGCGGATCTCACCGATTCTCTGAGCGCGGTCTTTTACATATTGAGCACGATCTTCAGGCGTCTTAAACGTTCTTTTTGGTAGTGTTTTTGATGATCCTTTGATAGCTGATTTAGAAGCAGATTTAGAAGCAGATTTAGCTCTAGTACCAGATACTCGCTTAGAAGAAGTTTTCGATGGAGATGGGACTTTTGGTGGAGCACTCGGTGCTCGCGAAACAGAACCACCAGCTTTTGATGGACCTTTAACGCCAGTTATTTGTTCAATAACTGCATCTTGAAAATTCTCATTTTCTTCCATCAATTGACGAATAATCAGTTCGTGATTATCGCTCAACAATTGTATGCTATCGTTTATTTTTGTAAAAAGTGAAGGAAATGCTTTATTAATTTTATTATTGGTATTATTTAAATCTTCAATTTCTTTGTCTAATATTTTACTGTAATTTTTTCCTTTAGATATTTTGATCGGTGCACCTGCTTTTTCATCTTTAGCAGTTGCGGTTTTAGGAGCCAATGCGGCTGTCGCAGCAGCAAGAGCTTGACGCTTTTCTTCTCTATCCTTAAGAAATGCATTTGCAATAGATTTTGGGGCAGGTAATCCACGGTCATCAACAATGGAAGCACCGTCTGGTGCAAAATAATATTTGGTATTTTTAAGTACACCAGCTAGTTGTGCATTATTTTTTTTGAGACGTTTTTTTGTTTTCTTAATAGCTACAGCTTCAACCACTGGAGGAGCAGCGAACATAGCAGATATTCTAGCAGAAGCGGGTGCACCATTCTCGTCCACCACCGTACCATTACTTGAGTAATAGTATTCTGTATCTCCCAAGCTACCTGCTACGGGTCCTGGTTTTTTAGCCATTTAGAACCTTTTTTGTTGCTCTTCTTTCAACTTCTCCAAATAATCAATTAGCATTTTAACGTAAATGTCCCTCTCCCAAGGTATCATTCCTTCAACATCACTCAGATTATATTTGTGGTGATTCATAAGCGAAAAGTTAGTCTGATAATAATTAGCCAAAGTATTGTGAGAGAGGATCATTAAAAAAAATCAGACATCCCCTCCAACGTGATGACATCCTCTTGACCACAATTTCTGCATTTATAAGTAAACGTATGCTTAAGTTTTGGTATAGTTTCAACAAACTTTGTTAGTTTGGCAAACTGTGCGCTATTCAAAGATTCAATGAATTGAACCGAGTCTTCAATGTTATCCGGCTCATATACGTTGTCTGCATCATACACCGAAACAACGCATTTTGCTAACAATTCAATTTCATCTTTACCTTGTGTCAATAGCTTAACGTCACTAATGGTAGGATATTTCATTACCATACCAAGATTACCATCCAGATCAATCTTGTTTGTATGACCATCGGCCTTTTCTACCTTAACCTGTTCCAGATTGATTGCAACAGGCGTTACGGTATCACATTTGATTCCTTGATAATTTACACCACCAGTGTGACGATATTCCATCTTCACAATTTCACCAATTGATTTGGCACGAATGTTGACGAAAATGTATTCTAAATCAAAATATGGAAGTTTTTCCGCATCAATATCTTCAGATAGTACGCAAGCTGTTATAACATCTTTCACAGCGTCCATCATTGAACTTTGGTCATCGGATGATGCGGCCATAAGCAGCAACTTTTCTTCCTTGACAACAAAAGGTCTAAACGAAATCTTCTTTCCGTTTGAAGGAAGTTCAATATTAAATCGTGGAATTGCAATTTTTGGTAGTGCCATAATTATTCACCTCATATTTGGTTATTAAAAAATGTTATTTTCCGAGAAATTTCCAACTTTTTTATTGCTTTCTAAAACAAATGCTTTATTGTTTTGACGCGGTATATATCTTTCAGTCGCATATCTATATTTCATTTCAACCTGAAGTTTGGAATATCCATCATCAGACCACGACATGGAAAGATCATGGACGTTTAACGGATAACACTCCATCAATCTAATTACATTTTGAACTACAGGTTCTTCCGAATTATTTTCTTTGAGTGGATTTGACCACTGCCATATTTCCATTCCGCCAATACCATCGTCATAATATTTGGTATCAAATTGGGCTTGTGACTGTAAATTGTTATAGTTTGTGCGATAGTGACCGACAAAGTAATCTTGCCATCTCATAAACAACTCACGCTCGCGCATGTCACGCGAGAGAATAACCGTAATCGTAACAGGTTGAACAGTAAATCTATATGGAATAGCGCGAACAGGACCATGGTATTGTTGGTCAATTGTCGTCAAAGTTCTACCTGGCATATTGAGTGCTTCAATTCGGAATCGCATACCTTGGTCTAAACCAAATGCATTTAAAATGGAAGAACTATTACCTGGTCCACTCATAATCAATCCCTCAAACTGTGAGGGAGCGGCAAAACCACTTTTTGCTATTTCAGAATTAAAATCGGCTACATTAAATGGCATGGTTATATCCTATTGCGGCTATCTTTATAAACAGCGGTTTTACTTGCTCCTGCGAATCTATCAAGTGGAAGAAACAAAGCCATATCCCACTCTGTGGGTTCAATATAGAAAAACCTAGATTGCACATGCGAGATTAGATAACGCTTGATGCAGGGTTTAAAAAAACGATATCGTGCAGCCTGATTGAGTATGTTATACGAAATATTTAGTTTGGTTTTATCATCAATGGTTTTTGATGACGCTACGCTATACAGAGCATCCATTAACTTCGCTCTCAGCGGAAGCGGTAGATAATGTAGATTTAGTCCAAGAAAAGATCCGCCATTTGCTGCTTGGCCTGTGTTCTTACCACCACTACCAATAGGTATCACAAGAGGATACCGGTCATAATATGGTAGTGTTTTCTTTCCTTTAGGGTCATAATTAAACAGATACATGCGACCGATCATAGGAATGTTGGTCATTCTATTTGCTTGACTACGCAGCATTAATGCTGGATTTGCATTAACAGCTTTGGCTTGATTACGAAACCATTCGCGAGACACACGTTTGGATGTTGTGTCAATACCAGCACTTGATGCTTTTTCTAATAAGCTATTGAAGATATATGCGACCAAAATTTTATTCTCCGCTCGGACTATTGCTATTTATAGCTTTTTTTATAACCCAAGTTCTTTTTCAGTCAATACTACAAATTGCCAATTACGATCAGCACAATATTCGTTGGCAGCTTCCCATTTAGCCGAGTTGATACCCCATGTCATCACTTCTTTCAAGTATTTCTTACTTGGTTTTGATCCGCCTTTCTTAATCGTAGGTGGCACAGATTGAGATTTTGGTTTAACTTCCAGCATTTTTACTGTTACTTTGCCATCTCTGTCACGCATCTTGACCACAAAATCTGGAAAGTATCTATGCCATTTACCATCTATCGGAGACTTGTATGGTATCGCAAGCTCTTCTGATGCCCATTGGATAACATTTGAATTGTTATCCAGATATCCCATGACACGCAGTTCCCACGACGAGCGGTAGATGATTTTGGTAGGATCACCTTTGTATTTTTCAGGATTCTTTGGTATAAAACGACCACTATAAGCTTTCATGCCATCTATGTATTGCGTATAAATAGGATTAAATAGTAGGAGAATTATATGGGTGTGTTAGCAAGAGCATTAGCGGCCGCTAGAAAATTCGCAACATCTCCTTTAACAATAGGGGGGGTAGGTGGTGTTTTAGTAGGTACTGGTATATCCAGCCTGTATGGTAGTGGAGCAGGTCCTGATCCATATAAGGGTGACAATCTTGTATTTCCAAATGACCTGGATATGAATGATAATTTTATTCGGTTTGCTGCAAAATCAACCGCTGGAATATTTTCGCCGACAATAATTGGTGGAGCTATAAAATTACCACTTCCTGCAGGTCTATCTACGGATTATCATCCATCTTATAAAGATGGTTCTCTTGGTTCTACGGCCGAAGGTGCGCTATTAAAAGCTGCTGATAGAGGCATGTACGGGAATACTGACATTGCCGCAGGGGCAGCAGTTGGTGGTGTAATTGCGGGAGCAGGTCAAGCAGCAATTGCAAAAGCTATGGGTGGAAAATCAGAAGTTGGCGATTTAGGTGCAGCCACATTAAAAACAACAACAGGACTAGCACAGAATCCAAACAAAATTGTATTGTTTACTGGCGTTGAGTTTCGTACTCATAGTTTTAGTTGGAATTTATCTCCGCGTAACAGAGCAGAATCAAATGAGATTCGCAGAATTATTGAGATGTTTACTTATTACTCGCATCCAGAATTTTTTGCTGGTGGATTATATTTTCAATATCCTGAGTTTTTTGAAATATCTTTCAAACGCGATTCTTACTTGTTCAAATTGCGACCATCTGTATGTAAAGGTATTAAGGTCAATTATCATCCACATTCATATCCATCTTATGTCCGCAATGCCGATGGATCTGGTGAACCTGCTCCTACTGAAATTTCATTGTCGCTGACTTTTCAAGAAACTGAAATCATCACAAAATCATTTCTTAATCCACATCAAGTTGAAGTATTTAAAGAAGTATCTTCAGAAGAACGGGATCAAATTAGAAGAGAGTTAAGCGGTGGCTCGGATGGTAATCCTAATAGTGTAGGCAATAGGTTACGCGGAAGACCAGGTCCATAAATCGTTTCTCAATTCTTTCAATGGATAATCAATGCAATATTTCAATTATTTTCCTACAGTTCAATATAGAATACCAAATAGCAAGAAATCAATCTCTGCTACCAATATCACTAAGCGTTTTTCTGTAGCCAATTTTTTGAGAAATTCCGCTGTTGTATTTGACGAGTACTATGTGGAAGATGGCGACCGCCCAGACAGCGTAGCTTATGACTACTATGGCGATCAAAATATGGACTGGTTAATTCTTCTAACAAATGAGATCCATGATTCGTATTTTCAATGGTCACTTTCATACGAACAATTTAATAGTTATCTGCGAGACAGATATGGTAGTGTTGAGTATGCTATGAAAACCAATCATCATTACGAGCAAATTATTCAGCAGAGACGAGAAGTTCTTGATTACGAACAACAAAGAATTTTACCAGAAAAAACGCTCATTGTTGATTACGATACTTATATATCGCTGGCAACCTTTGAACGTAAATCTATAACTATATACGACTACGAACAGGATTTGAACGAGACGCGCAGACACATATACCTATTGGATCTTAACTATCTACTAATTATTAAGCAACAGCATCCTTACATATTTGATGAGGTAACTATCCGATGATTGACCCAACAGTTGGTACTGGTGTAATCAGTGTTGCAACCGTTAAAGGTACTGATGTTCGCAATATTATTAACCAGTTAGATTATTTTGAAAGTATCTACGCCACAGGAGCATCGTGCAATCTAACGATAAATGATGCCAGTGGATTCAGTCAAAATGCCAGTCTTAAAGGTGGTAAAGGTGAAGAGGTAGAAGTGGCCTTTGGTAGTCGTGAAGGCGAAAATATACGCATGAAATTTGAAGTGGCTATCGTCGGTGATCGTATTCGTACTGGTCAAAAGCAGGATATGTTTTTGATTACATGTGCACCACCAGAGTTTATTGATGATAATAAAAAATCTATGGATGAAGCCCATAAAGATATGAAAGTATCCGATATGGTAAAAAAATTCCATGAGAAATATACTAAAGATTCCTCTACATTAAAAAAGGATCTTGTAACAAACGAAGAGACAAAGGATAAGCAGTCATACACCGGTGTAGGTATGAGTCCAACAACTGCTATTAGATGGGCTGCAAAAGAAGGACATTCTTCAGAAGCTAAAGCTTCAAATTATGTTTTCTATCAAGACCGAGATGGATATCACTTCAAGACGGTGGATTCTATGCTATCGTCAGGAGAAGACCTTGGCACATATTCGTATGGAACACAGAACACCGGTCAAGGTGATGCGTCCAAAAGCATCATATCATTTGAACAAAAGAAAGACGCAGACTCACCACAATCAAGCGAGAATGGCGCATCATCCGATCATTGGTATTTTTATGATCCGTACACCGGAAAGATAGATGGATCAAAAGATTCAAAACGTGATGGTGCAGGTGAAACTTCTCACACAGGAAAAGAAAAATTAACACAAGATGAAGAGACGGATAGAGGTAGTAAAGTCAATCTTGTTGCTGCACCTGGCGCATCACTTAAAAAGAGTAAAACTATTCAAGCGAGAGATAGTAAAGTAATTGAAAATAAAAGATCACTACCTGAACATGCAGCACAGTCATCCGCAGCCAATCAGTTAGAGAATCGTATTATGAATGTTATGGTTCCTGGTAACACCAACATAAAACCCGGCAAAAAGATCACACTAAATATTCCGTCTAACCAAGAATCAAATGAAATGGATAGTCGCGCAGGTACGTATCTAGTTACCAGTGTGCGTCATATTTTATATAAAGACGAGAAAGATATGAAATACAATTGCATTTTAGAATGCAAGAGTGATTCACAAAGCAAGGCAACAGGAGGATAATAGATGGCATCCGGCGGTTCAGTAATGGGCATGGAAGGTATGAAATATTGGATTGGTACCGTTGAAGATAGAGGTACTGGACAGTTTTGTGGTGAAAAAGATGAATTGAAAATTGGTCGTTGTAAAGTTAGAATTCATGGTCATCATACTGAAGACAAGAGCGTATTACCAACTTCAAAATTGCCTTGGTCTATAGTAGAAACTCCTATAACATCTGCTTCTATGAGCGGCTGTGGCCATTCGCCATCTGGTATTGTTGAAGGAACTAAAGTTAGAGGTTATTTTATGGATGGTGATGGTAAGCAGATTCCCGTCGTGTCTGCGACTTTTCCTCACGTAGCGCAGTGCGGCGGCTCTGGTGAAGGATCACCTGGATCTGGAGCTAAAGCTAATGGCTAATTATTCTATTACCGTAAATTCACTTGCAACCTCTAACACTGCGCCAACTCTTACTGGTACAGTGGTATTTGATAGGTCAAAAGGTCAAAGTATTTCGGTAAAAGTCAACTACATAACATATAAGCTTTTTGCAGGCAACTTAGGGCTTGATGAATCTGTTACTCCTAATATCTGGAAACTCCATTTCTCAAATGCTCTAGCACCTGGAATTTATGGCATTGAAGCAAATATATTAGATTCTTCGGTGTTAGAGAATGCAGGTGCTGCTTCTGAGATTATTTTAGCGACAAACACCGGTGGCAATCTTCAGATCACTGCACCTACAGTAGCAGATTATTCAAGAAGCGTTAAAAATATAACAATTCCACAAAAAGTGGCTATTGTTTCTAGTTTACTGAATGATGTCCTAAAGCTTCCAGGTTCTGGTGGTGGCAGTGGTGTTGGAGGTAATCCATCAGTTCATCCTACAGTCAATGATGATATCACTACAGGATTATCAGGTCGTGCTGATAGAGAGCGTGACGAGGATCCACGAGTAAAAGACAAAGATAAAAGACAGGCTGCAAATAAAATTCCATTACCTCCCAAATCGCATCCATTTAGTGTTGTTGGTGCTGGTGGAGGTGGATTAG